GCCCAGATCGATGCCGATGATCACCCGTATCCCCCGAACGCCACTCGATTTTCCCTAGCTTGACCAGCGCTATCAGGGAAGTGCCCGGGCGACACAGCGTGACGATCAGCGTATGGAGCGCCCGATGAACGCCTTCTGGGAAACCAAGACCCTCGAACAGATGTCCGCCCAGGAGTGGGAGAGCCTGTGCGACGGGTGTGGCCTGTGCTGCCTCGTCCGGTTCGAGGATGAGGATACGGGCGAGGTCATTCCGACCCGGGTGCACTGCAAGCTGTTCGATCCGGTGCGCTGCACCTGCTCCGACTACGCCAATCGCAAGAAGCATGTGCCGGACTGCATCAAGCTGACGCCGCAGAATATCGAGGCGCTGGAGTGGATGCCGAAGTCCTGCGCCTATCGACGGATCCATGAGGGGCGGACGCTGGCGCCCTGGCATCATCTGGTTTCGGGCAGCCGGGAGACGGTGCACGAGGCCGGGGTGTCGGTGCGCGGACAGACGGTGTCCGAACTGGCGCTGCGCGAGGCCGAGGACGCGCTGGATTTCGAGGCGCCCGAGTGGCGCGAAGAGCGCGGGCTCTGACTAAATTCGAATCTTAAGCAAGGCTGGCGAAGAAAAACGCCAGTTGATCAGCGGCTTGTAAAAAAGAGTCCGCTTTCTTCCAGCGGTCGGTCGCTGGCGCCCCATACTATTGGCAAGACGGAAAAGACCGACCGGCGGCGGCCGCGGTCCCGAGCCAATGGAGATCATGATGCTGAACTGGCGACGGCCCTTCGGGGACCGGCGGCGCGTCGTCGCGCCCGAAGCGAAGGCCAGTCGGGCCGGAGCCCTGATCGCGCTGGGGACCAGCGGGCGGGCGCGGTGGACGCCGAAGGACTACGCCAGCCTGGCGACGGCGGGGTTCATCCAGAACCCGGTGGCCTATCGGTGCGTGCGGATGATCGCGGAAGCGGCGGCGGCGACCCCGCTGGCGGTGTTCGCGGGCGGCGTCCGGGCCGATGACCATCCGCTGGCGGCCCTGCTGGCGCGGCCCAATCCGGAGCAGTCCGGGATAGAGTGGCTGGAAGGCGTGTACGGCGCGCTGCAGACGGCGGGGAACGCCTATGTCGAGGCGGCGGGCGATGCGGCGCCGGACGAGCTTTGGTCGCTTCGCCCGGATCGGATGAAGGTGGTCCCGGGGCGCAGCGGCTGGCCGGAGGCGTATGAGTACGCGGTTCACGGACGGACGGTGACGCTGGGCCGGGAGGCCGACGGCTGGATGCCGGTGCTGCATCTGAAGTTGTTTCACCCGGTCGATGACCACTACGGCTTCTCGCCGCTGGAGGCGGCGTCGTTCTCCATCGATGTGCACAACGCCTCCGGTCAGTGGAACAAGGCGCTGCTGGACAACTCGGCCCGCCCGTCGGGCGCGCTGGTCTTCTCGGCTCGGGACGGCGAGCGGCTGAGCGATGAGCAGTTCGTGGCCCTGAAGGGGCAGATCGATGACTTGCACAGCGGCTCGGCCAATGCGGGGCGACCGCTGGTGCTGGAAGGCGGGCTGGACTGGAAGCCGCTGAGCTGGACGCCCGCCGACATGGATTTCATCGCGGGCAAGCATGCGGCGGCGCGGGAGATCGCCCTCGCCTTCGGCGTGCCGCCGCAGCTGCTCGGCATTCCCGGAGACGCTACCTACGCCAACTATCGCGAGGCCAATGTCGCCTTCTGGCGCGGAACGGTGGCGCCGCTGGTTCGCAAAACGGCGGCGGCGCTGACCGGTTGGCTGGGCGGGCGGTTCGAGGATGTGCGGATCGAGGCCGATCTGGATGCGGTTCCCGCCCTGCAGCCCGAGCGCGAGGCGCTGTGGGCCCGGCTGGAGGCCGCCAGCTTCCTGACCGATGAGGAGCGTCGGCGCATGGCCGGCGTGGGGAATTGAGCATGGAGACTGTGCGCAAGGTTCCCGTCGCGCTGATCACGGCGCTGGTGGTTCAGACGGTCGGCGGACTGGTCTGGGCCGGTGGAGCGGCGGCCCGGATCGGGACGCTGGAGGAGCGAGTGGCGGAGCAGCGGCTAGTGGCTGAACGGCTGGCGCGGCTGGAGGCCCAGGGCGAGGCGACGCGGGCGGCGGTGGATCGGATCGAGCGGCGACTGGAGGCCAGACGATGACGGATGTGGCGGCGCGGACCGGACTGGTCATCGAAGGGTACGCCTCCCTGTGGGGCGTGGCGGACCTGAACCGGGATGTGGTGGCGAAGGGCGCCTTCGCCGCGGGGCTGGCGAAGACAGGGCCTGCCGGAGTGCGGATGCTGCACCAGCATGAGGGGCGCGCGGTCGTCGGGGTCTGGGATCGGCTGGTGGAAGACGACCGGGGTCTGTTCGTCAGTGGGCGGATCATGGACTGGTCCGCCGAAGCGCGGTTCGCGAAGGCCCTGTCCCGGGCGGGCGCCATGGACGGTCTGTCCATCGGCTTCCGAGCCGTGCGGGCGCGACGGGACGGCGCCCTGCGGGTGCTGGCCGAAGTGGAGCTGTGGGAGATCTCGCTTGTGACCTTCCCGATGCTGCCGGGCGCGCGGTTCAGTCCTTCAGGATGACGCGGGAAGTCTGCCAGTTGTCCAGAACCTTGCGGACGGCGGACAGGACCTGCGGCTGCTTCACGGCGCGTCCGGCGAAGATGGCGAAGATGACGGCCGCGACGAACGAAAAGTCAAAGACGATCACCAGCAGGACGGCGGTGACGCCGATCAGGGCCCACAGGCCGATCAGCAAGGAGGTGTTGTCAGTGGGCGTGCGGACTTCGGGTTCAGGCTCGGGCTCGGCCAACCCCGCGCGATCGAAGACGGCGTCCATGACGGTGGTCGAGGGTGGCTCGACCGCCTGAACGCGCTGGAGCGCGCCTACATTCTTCAGCGGCGCCGGCTCCGGTGCGCGCGAGGGGTCGTGATCGGTGTGGCGTTGCAGGTCCAGCAGGGGGCTGGGCGGCATATGTTTCGCGGGCTCGAACGGAATGGATCGGCCCTGGCCATCGACGGTGAAGACCTGATCGAAGGCCACGGTCGAGAAGTCGATGGCGCGGGTGTCCTGACCGTAGCTGTCGCCCATGAGGCCGAGCAGGACGCCCTGTCGGACCCGCGCCTTGAAGGCGATGGGATCGGGCAGGGCGCCGACCATGGCGTGAACCGTGCCGAGGTCTCCGGTGGGGGCGGAGACCGGGGCAGGGCGCGTCCGGTCAACGATCATTTCAGTGAACAGGCCAAAGCCGGAGTTGCGGCGCTGGCTGGGACGACTTTCCTCGAACTGGCCCGCCAGGTCGGGGATTTCGGCGCGCAGATCGTGGGCGAGCGCGTCCATGACCGCGCGTTCAAGGCGGGTGTAACGGCTCATCGGGCGGCTCCTGAGCGAGCATCCGGATGGGCGACGAGACGAAGAGTTTCGGGGCGATCCACGCCCTGACCCTAACCGCGATCGGCGGTTCTTCAATCGGAGACAGCATGAAAGAGACCAAACAGGCCCCGGCCACGCCGGAGGCGCGCGCCGCCATGCATGAAATGATGGCGGCGTTCGAGGCGTTCAAAGGCGCCAATGACGCTCGGCTGGAAGAGATCGAGCGCAAGGCGTCGGCGGATACGCTGCTGGAGGAGAAGGTGGCGCGGATCGACCAGGCAGTCTCCAGCGCCCAAGCCCGGCTGGACCGGGTGGTCAGTGAGGGCCGTCGCCCTGGCCGCCGAGCCCCGCACCGTCGAGGCGCCGGAGGCCAAGGCGGCCTTCGATGGCTATCTGCGCGCCGGGAGCGCCTTCGGGCTGGAGCTCAAGGCAGGGCTGTCGTCCGCCTCGAACTCAGGCGGCTATGTCGTGCCGGAGCAGACCGAACGCGCCATCGAACGTCGTCTGATGGCCGGCTCGCCGATGCGCGAGATCGCGACGGTGCGTACGGTGCAGGCGGGCGTCTTCCGCAAGCCGGTCTCGATCGCCGGCGTGGGGTCCGGCTGGGTGGCCGAGACGGCTGGGCGTCCCGAAACCGATCCGGCCACCCTGGCCCTGCTCGAGTTTCCGTCGGCGGATCTGTACGCCTGCCCGGCGGCGACCCAGTCGCTGTTGGATGATGCGCTGGTTGATCTGGACGAATGGCTGGCCGCCGAGGTGGAGGACGCCTTCGCCGCGCAGGAGACCCAGGCCTTCGTGACCGGCGACGGGACCAATAAGCCGCGGGGCTTCCTGAACTACGACATCGTGGCCGACGCCGATCAGGAGTGGGGCGAGATCGGCTATGTCGCCTCGGGCGGCGCGGGCGCCTTCGCGGCGCTCAATCCCACCGACCGGCTGATCGACCTGGTCTATGCGCCCAAAGCCCAGTACCGGCCCAATGCGCGTTTCGTGATGAACCGGCGAACGGTCTCGGCGGTGCGCAAGTTCAAGGACGGGGACGGCAACTACATTTGGCAACCCGCGCAGCGGGCGGGCGAGACGGCCTCCCTGCTGGGCTATCCGGTGAGCGAGATCGAGACGATGCCGAACATCGCGGCCAACGCGGCAGCCATCGCCTTCGGCGACTTCCGGCGCGGCTATCTGATCGTGGACCGGGCGGGCGTGCGGGTGCTGAGGGATCCGTATTCGGCCAAGCCCTATGTGCTGTTCTACACGACCCGGCGCGTCGGCGGCGGGGTGCAGGACTTCGACGCGATCAAGGTGATGAAGTTCTCGGCGACCTGATCGCCGGGACCATGGGCGGCGGGCGTCCGGCCCGCCGTCTTCCCTTTCCAGACAATCGAGGTTGCCATGACCGCACCGGTGTCCCTCACCGAGGCGAAGCTGTTCCTGCGCGTCGAACATGATGCGGAGGACGGGCTGATCCAGACGTTGATTGATGCGGCCCGGGCGCGGGTCGAAGGGGATGTGGGGTTGAGCCTGACGTCCACCTCGCCGGCGCCGCTGCGGCTGGCGATCCTGATGCTGACGCTCGGCGCCTATGAGCGGGGAGAGACCGAGATGCCGGTCGCCGCCGTTGACGCCTGGCTGGCGCCGTACCGTGTGGTGCGGCTGTGACCGTCCCGCGCCTGCCGCGATTGGCGGAACTGTTCGAGGTGATCGAGGCGCAGACGCCCTACGGCGGACGCAGCCTGAACTATGAGCGGATCGGCTCGGTCTGGATCCGCCTGGGGCCTGTCCGGCGACGAAGCCGGAGTGAGGCTGGGGAAGCCGAGACAACGGAAACCCTGACCGCTGAGGGGCGATCCGATCCCCGGCTGACGGCCGGGCGTCTGCTGAGATTCAGCGGCGCGGACTGGCGGATCGTTGCGACCGAGACCGTCGGTGGACGCGCCATCCTCAATCTGGAGCGAACACGATGAGCCATGAACTGGCCCTGCAGAAGGCGCTGGTCGCGCACCTGAAGGCGGACCCGGCGACGCGGGCGCTGCTGGGAGAGCGCATCTGGGACTCGACGCCGTCAACCATGAGCTATCCACACCTGTTGATCGGACGCAGCGAAAGTCGCCCGGTGGCGGCGGACGGCGGCGGAATCGAGCACCTTCTGACCCTGACCATTGTGTCCCGCTTTCAGGGTGCAGAGGAGGCCAAGGCCGCCCTGGCTGCGGTGCGGGCCTGCCTGACGGATGCGGCGCTGGAGGGTGACGGCATGCGGACCGTCAGCCTTGGCGTGCGCTTCAGCGACGTCTGGCGATCCCCGACCGGCCCCCGAACCTATGCGGTGCTGCGCGTGCGCGCG